GCACCAGTTGATCCATCAGAAACTGCTAATGCAGTTGTTTGAGCTCCACCTGCTATTGATTTAGCAATGTACCCACCAGAGATTTGTTCTAAAATTTGTAAGTTTGTATTAGTCTTCGTACCCCATGTACCAGCGTTTTCACCAGTTGCTTGAAGTTCTACACCTAATGGTGTGTATGTTGATGCCATAAATTATCTCCTATGCAGCGTCACTATAACTTGTATTTGATCCAGTTGCAACATCCGAATATGTATCATTCGATCCTGTCGAAACGTTACTATAAGACGTATTAGAACCAGTGTCAACATCTCCGTATGCAAAGATATTAACTGTTCCTATGTTAAATGTAGCAGATTGACCAGTTAATCCTACCTGCATATCTACTGGTGATATGGTTCCTACACTAGCACTAAATGATTGTCCTGTTAGACCCATCGCTACGTCTGCTACTGTTAAAGATCCAACACTTGCTGTTGCTGATTGACCAGTTGGTTGAGCAACAGCTCCACCTAGTCCTACAAGAGTTCCTAAACTAAATGATGCTGATACACCAGATAACTGTGCTGTAGCATTTGGTATTGTAACGCTACCTAAACTAGATGTTATTGATTGTCCTGTTAATTGCGCTTCTTGTGATGATATACCTTGAGCTGTGCCTAGTGATGCTGACATAGACACGCCAGAAACTATTGCAGTTTCGTTTGGTGCTTTTGCTGTTCCTTGTGATACAGTTATTGACTGACCACTTAAACCAATGGTCATATCTGCAGGTGTTATTGTGCCAACAGAAGATGTTATAGATTGACCTGACAAACCTATTGTCATGTCATTTACAGTTAAAGATCCAACTGAAGAGGATATTGATTGACCAGATAAACCAACCTGCATCTGAACTGGTGTTATTGCACCAACAGATGATGTTATAGATTGACCTGTTAATCCTTGAGTTTGATCGGCAGGAGTTATAGATCCAACACTAGATGTTATAGAAAGACCAGATGGTTGAGCAACGGCATCTTTTAATTCACCCCACTCATCTTCACCCCAAGATTTTGCACCCCAACCTGTTTTTAAAGTTGTATCTGCGTTCCAATTAGCTTGGCCCCAGGTGAACCTGCCCCATCCTGAAGTTACCGACATGGTCGGCCTCCTATGCTAATCTGATTATCGCGTTACTTGCGTCTGCTGCAGGAAACTCAATTTTAAAAGTTCCATTACTTGCTGTCTTGTCACCACCAAAAGCTATAACTGCAACAGCATTAGTTGTTCCTGAACCACCATCTGTTGTTGTGTTATAAATTAAAGCTCCGTTTGCAGTGAAAGAGGCTGATGTATAAGTTACATCATCAAAGTCCGTAAATGCAGTTGTTGAAGATAGTGATACGCCATTATTTGATAAAGTTGCACCACCTGCAGAATATGCAGATCCAGATGTATTAGATATCTCGTTTGAAGTAGAATAACCAGTT